AAATCAAAGCTATGAACGATTGCTTGTCTGAGGAATTGCGTGGTTATGAGTCTGATGGCGCTTTTGAGGGGCCGAAGATGCATCTGCTGTGGTGGCAGGTCGAACCCCCCGCCACCGATCGCATCGTAGCCGGGATTAAGGCTGATGGGGGGGAGGATATGGCTAACCATTTTTTCAAATTAGCCAAAGATGAGGCGAATAGTTTGATTGCCGAGCAATGGCGCGAATCAGGTCGAGTTGCTAATGAGCAGGCCAAGCAGCTGCGCGATGGGGCCGACAAATGAGCATTCGAGCTAAGTACGGATTCGGACCTGTGACTGTAGAGGTTAATTGGCTAGATAAGTGCCCTAATTGCAACAACAGAACAGTTAGGGTCACCGGTTGGTCTACCACTCCAGAAGCTCTATGGGCTGGCGATAAAGCTGAGTGCTCAAAATGCGGGCATAAAGGCGAGATTGGTGCCAATGGTGACAATGCTTGGGTGGAGTGGGATAGCGTAAAGGAGGCCAGCCATGACTGATATCACCGAACTGGCGCAGAGAGAGAAATTTGAAGCCTGGGCTCGTAGCCAGAAACTTGGCCTTTCTTATGGAGATTGTGGCTACGTTTTTTCCTCAACAGAAATGGCCTGGCGTGCATGGATGACATCATCCGCTGAGCTGGCAGAGGCGCTGGAGAAGGCGCAGCAGAGGATTGATGACCTGGAGAACGATGAAGTTCGTCAGCGCTTGGCTAACGCAGAGCACCAACTCTACATGGCTAAACTGGCTAAAAATAATCTGAGAGCCAGTCGTAAGGCGCAGTTCCGCAAGCGCAAGGCGGCTGAGCAACGAATCGCCGAGCTGGAGTCCCGCACCGTGAAGCTGCCACAACGACTTCAACCCGGTGCTGATGGTTATGACGACTGGTACGTTCACAGTGACGATGATGGGGAATATCTCAAGTTTGATGATGTGCTGGCAATGCTAACCGCCGCTGGCATCAAGGTGGAGGCTGAGTGATGAAAGTAGGACAGAGGCAAAAACTGTTTCTTAAGGCTATCGCTCAGCAGGGAAACAGTGACTTTGTATTCTCGGGCGGGGTCACTGACCAACGTGTAAGAGAGGGATTAGAGAAGAAGGGGCTACTTAAAGTTGTGCGTCAATCTCCCGGCTATTACCCAATCTACGAACTGACCGAGGCTGGAAAAGTGTACTGCAAATTACACGGGTGGGAGGCTGAGTGATGTTTAGTTCACATGGGTATGGAGCGGCGATTGTTATTTTTGCAATATTCTGCGCGGTGGTTGGCTGGGGAGTAATTGAGTTCATCCTCTGGCTGTTCTCATTCGTTCACATTTCATTCGGAGGCTGAGTGATGGCACTGACCAAAAAACAGCGCGCAGAGCTGCGCATGAAGTTTGGCGGCCGCTGCGCTTACTGCGGCTGTGAGCTTGGCGATAAATGGCACGCTGACCACGTCGAAGCAGTACGAAGGAATATCAGTAACGGCTACGCAATGGACAGACCAGAAAACGACACGGTCAGCAACATGGTTCCGGCATGCATCCCCTGCAACCTGTTCAAAATGTGCAGCACGGTTGAGGATTTTCGCAATCGCATTGCAACGCAGGTTGATGTGACTCGCCGGGCATCGAGAAGCTACCGCACAGCTGAATCATTCGGCCTGGTTCAACCAACTAACGCGCCGGTAGTGTTCTGGTTCGAAAAGTATCAGGCAGAAGGAGCCAACCAATGACCAAATCAACCATAACTAGGGAGCGCCTGGAAGAAATCAGGGATTGTTGTTGGATGGATGACCTCGGACTGAGTATGTACGAGCTTTCTGAACTGGCCAGCATGGCGCTGGCCGCAATGGACAGCGAGTCTTGGTGTTTGCCTCTCGACTACTTACAGGGACACAAAGACGGTCTGGGATGGGCCGCCCAACTGGCAGAAGCCAATCACCCTGAAACAGGAGACTGGCTGTACGATGACCCTATCGAGCTGGCAAAAGCCATTCGCAAAGGTCCAGATATGCTGCCAGTGCAGCCGGTAGCGGACAGCGAGCCAGTAGGATACCTTTTCCATAACGAATACGGTGCGGTTTTATACTCAATTTCCGATGATGCTACCGAGGGATTCTCGCTAATTGGGCCAATATACTCCGTACCGCAGCCAGCGCCGGTAGTGCCTGGTAAATGGATTCCGGTAAGCGAGCGGATGCCAGAGCGTGAAGTTGACGTTCAGGTTTACTGCCCAGATAAGAAGGAGCAGATGGTTGCCTACCTTGAGCGTAATGAGCTAGATGGCTATTTCAGGTTTGCGACGTGGCGCACTGGCGAAGGTATTTATTGCCAGCCTACCCACTGGATGCAGCTGCCGGCTGGTCCGCGGGAGGTGAAAGGTGAGTAATGTCGAATTGCTTGAGAAGATATCGGCGCTCGCTACTGAATGCCACGCGCTGGCCTGTGAGCTTGATATTGGTGATGAGCGAACCGAAATGTTCGAAATCTACGGCGTGCTGCACAACCTCGGTCGCCGCGGATACGCCAGTCAGGTGGGGAGGCGAATGAATCCACTGCTCTCGTCCTGCGATGACGAAGAGGATGAGGAAGATGACGATTGGGATGAGGATGACGACTAATGCCTAAATCCCCAGCAGAACACAAAGCCGCGCAGCGCGCGCGGCAGTCCGCCGCCGGTGAGCGCAAGTTTGAGGTGGTGCTTGACGAGCAGGAAATGGAGATGCTGGCGCGTAACTGCGCCGCCCGGCGCCCTGGTCGCGATCCCTACGAAATGGCCGAGTACATCGCGTTGCTTATCCGCCAGGATGATGCCCGGGTGCGCGGCCGGATTAGCGCCATCAGCAAACGGCGCTGCGGCAAGTGCGGCGATCAACTGCCGGTGGCATCATGCCCGCACTCAGGAGAAGCCGCATGCTGGGTGATGTACGGCTGGCACGAAACGAAACTACCGCTGTGACATGTCACGTCATATTGACTAAATCCTCGCATGATTATACTGTTTAAATACACAGTATTTTAGGGGTGAAAATCATGGGTGGCAAAGACCGAAATTATACTGTCGTTTACCGCGGGGATTTTATCGACGCTGTACCTGATGGCCGATGGATGATGATCCAGCGTGGCAAGGAGTACGGCGGCGGGTACTGGTTTGGTCGAGCTTATGCCGACTGCTTCTGGCTTGAGTTTGAGCGGCCAATGCCACTATCAAACGGTGTTGAGTACGTCGTGCTATACGACCATGTCGCCGCCCGAGCTCATGAGTTTGAGGATGAATTTAAACTGGAATGACCGCGGCCGCCGACTATGGCGGCTTTGTTTTGCGTGTTACTATTACCTAAAAGGTAATTATTTTCGGGGTGTTTACCATGCCAAAGGATCCGAAGCGCAAATCAACTCAGTACAAACCGTTGACGGTGATGCAGGAAGCCTACGCCCAGGAGTATGTGAAATGCCCTGAAAATCAGACGCAGGCGGCCATCAATGCCGGTTTCTCACCGAAGTCTGCCCACGTCAAAGCCAGCACGATGATGCGTGATGAGCGTATCCAGAAACGAATCGCTGAGCTCATGGAGGAGCGCAACAAGCGCCTGCGTGTTAGCGCCGATTACGTGCTGCTGCGCCTGGTGGAAATCGACCAGATGGATGTGATCGACATCCTCGACGATGAAGGCGGACTGAAGCCGATTAGCCAGTGGCCTAAAGTCTGGCGAACGTCGATCAGTGCAGTGGATATAAACCGCATCAGGATGGCGATGAAGGATGACGAGGAAGATATCGAGTCCACGCTGCAAAAAATAAAATGGCCCGACAAGGTGAAGAACCTCGAGCTTATCGGTAAGCACGTCGACGTTAACGCGTTCAAAGAGCGCATGGAAGTTAACGTGAACGTTACCATTGCCGACCGCATGGCTGCCGCCCGGCGCCGCCTGAAAGAGCGCCAGGGTGGTGACCAGTGACAGACGCCGCTTTATCACCGGAAGAACAGCTGGTCGACGATATCGCCAGCTTCACCCATGACCCGCTGGGCTATGCGCTGTATGCGTTTCCGTGGGGCGAGGATGGCACAGAACTGGCGCACGCCTCCGGGCCGCGACAGTGGCAGGCTGACGCATTCCGCGAGATAGGCGAGCACCTGCAGAATCCCGCGACTCGTCACCAGCCGCTGATGATTTCCCGCGCATCCGGCCACGGCATCGGAAAATCTGCGTTCATCTCAATGTTGATTAACTGGGCCATGTCAACCTGTGAAGATTGCAAGGTGGTGGTGACCGCTAACACCGATAACCAGCTACGCACGAAGACCTGGCCGGAAATCATCAAATGGTCGAACCTGGCTATCACGAAAGAGTGGTTCACCTGCACTGCCACCGCGATGTACAGCAACGATCCGGGCCACGACAAACGCTGGCGCGCCGATGCTATCCCCTGGTCTGAGCACAACACCGAGGCGTTTGCAGGCCTGCACAACGAGCGTAAGCGCATCGTTGTGG